CCATCCCCCCCATCCCCAAACCCGGAACCATTGTTCAATACCATGATGAACGCGGCGTGACGCTCAAAAAACTGGTCCGCAGGAAAAACCCGGAAACCGGCAAAATGGAATACACCCTCCATCCCATCAACCCTGCCTTCGGAGACATCGAACCGATGGACGGCGGCAAAATCTCCGCTCTATACGTGGAAACCCTGGACAGGTGGGAGAAAGTGTAACACTTGGCTCTTGACTATATAAAACCATTTTCTAAATTTGATCTATGGAGAAGACGAACTTTCCTCAGAATACTAAAATGCCTCTAGATCAATTAGTATTCGATCCAGAAAATCCACGCTTGCCTGGACGGTTGCATCATGCAGATGATGAGCAAGTATTAGATTATTTATTAGAGGAAGGAGATTTAGCGGACTTGATGATATCTCTAGGAACCCAAGGGTATTACGACGCAGAACCATTACTTGTGACCAGAAGAAAGGGAGGTAGTAATGTTTATATAGTAGTGGAAGGAAATAGGAGATTAGCAGCTCTTAAATTACTTGATAATCCTGATCTTGCCACAAACACAAGAAAATCAAATACTGTAAAGAAAATTTCTAATGAAGCTGAGTATCACCCTAAAGAAATTTCTGTCCAAATATATAATGATCGAAAAGATATTCTGTGGTATCTCGGATATCGACATATCACAGGTACAAAATCATGGGGGGCTATGCAGAAGGCAGAATACATGCGCCAATTGTATGAAAGCTATCTTAATAAAGATTCTACAATATCTCCTGAAGAAGCTTTAAGAAAGACTACAAGAGCAGTAGCTACTAATCTCAATTATGCAAAAAGAACTTTACAAACTTTGGTGTTGATCAAGAAAGCCAAAGAAGAAGGGATTATTAAAGATTTAGATTTAGATGAAAAAAATATTAACTTTAGTGTATTCGCAACAGGTTTATCTTATAGTGGGATAGAAGGCTTCTTAAGAGAAGACAAAAGAAATTCTCTAGATCCTAATGGTAATTTTTCCCTTACAAATGTATCGACTAAAAATTTAAAAGATCTTTTTGATTGGCTGTTCAGACCAACTAATCAAAATATACCTAGAGTTTCGGATTCTAGAAAATTAAAACAATTTGCAAAAGTATTATCTACACCTGAGGCTCTTGCACAATTTCGCGAAGGAGCTAGTTTAGAGATCGCGTCAAGTCTTACAGATTTACCAGACGACACCTTCAATTCATCATTACAAATAGTATTGGCTAATCTTAAAACAGCTTACAGGGTATACATTGATATCAAAGATTTAAATCAATCCCATATTGAAATTTTAGAAAAAGCTAATAAATATATAAAAGAAATGCACAAAAGTATTAAAAGGCGTATTTCTGGAAAAGATGATATGGATTTAGATTAACTGTCTTATTGTATGCTGAAGCAGATAGAATCTATACAATTTAAAAAGAAAGATTTTTTTCTGACTGTTGACGAAATTGAAAGAAAATGTCTTTCAACCCCTGATTTTAGTTTGCATGTTAACGATATAGCAAAACGTCCAAATGATATAGATATTAATTTATCAGATGACGATAAAGAATTTACTGAAGATTCTGAGATTAGTCAAAACTCTTCTGATGAATTTAATGGATCTCCACAAGAAGTTGATGATTGGAGAGAAATGAGAGCTAAAGAATTTTTTTCTCTTCTGGAAGATAGGAAAAATATTTTAGGAGATCTCTATCCTTTTGAAATATCAAACAATGACACATTATCTCTTGACTTTAAAAATCTTAATGAAAAAGAATGGAATTATAAAAAACTTTATATTTTTCTCCTATTATGTAATAGCATGAAATATTTCAATGAAAATATCCGCTCATATAGGAATTCATTAGCTGCTTCCTTTGAAAAATTTTGTCTTTTATTAATAAGGAGATTATTCCCTAATTTTTTTATAGAAGGAATTGGAACAGGTTTTAGAAATCATGGCATATTGTCTGGAAATGGAGCTTTTGAGAAAATCGAATGTTTAGCTTCCCTACTCAATACTAGATTAAAAAGTTTTTGTAGGGAAGAACATATACGTGAAGTAACATCTGGAGATGGGAAATTGGATATTGTAGGCTGGTTTAATCCTATTAAAGATAAGGCAACGCATATGCCATTAATATTCCTCCAATGTGCTTGTTCTGCCGATGATGAGCAAATATTTTACAAAAATTTTGATTATAAAAAAACATCAAGCAAATTTGAAACTATTATTGAAAATCCTATGACGTTTATGTTGAGCCCCCTATGTTATAGGGCAAGAGGAGGAGCATTATTTGATCCTTCCTATGCAAATGGATGTTTTTTTGATAGAATCAGATTAATGCTCTGTCTTGAACATTTAAATATTGATGTTTCCTCGCAAGAATTCAAAGAAACTCTAGGACCCCTCCCCCTACAGATTGTTAATAAGGCATTACATACCGAGCAAACCCTTTAAAACTATCATTTTTTCTGGTCATACATGAATTTTTCCATTACCATACTTTCGCAATGAAACATTTAAAAGTTGTCTCGTTATTCTCCGGCTGTGGTGGATTTGACTTGGGTGCAACTTCATGGGAGGGGCTTGATATTATATGGGCCAACGATATTGATGCCTCAGCAGCACAAGCTTATAAACATATGGTCCCCTGCGGAGAATTTCACCATAGAGACATCCAAGAAGTTAAAAATTTTCCATCCTCTGACATTTTGATTGGATGCTATCCATGCACGGGATTTAGCGTGGGAGCGCGCCGCCGTGGCAGAGGAATGGCAGAACGGGATTTAATGAATATCAAAGGCAACTTTCTTTATAAAGAATTTCTACGGGCATTAAAACAGTCTAAGCCTAGATATTTCTTTGTAGAAAATGTGACTGGAATGATCTCTGCGAAAAATGGATGGTTTTTTGAGCAACAAACAGAGGGTTTTAATGAAGCAGGATACAAAGTTCATGTAGGCTGTTTATTTGGTCCCGACTTTGGTCTTGCCCAATCCAGGAGCAGAATATTCATTGTAGGGATACGAAGCGATATTGCCCTAGATTTCGAATACTATGGACCGGCTCCTACTCACGGAAAAGAAGGCATGCCTCCATATCTTACCATGAAAGATGTGATCGGGGACATGCCTTTGTTTGCGGAAGGAGAGTATCTCCAAGAAACCTTCCATGGACATTATCTGACAAGGCAACGTAAAAGAGGATGGAATGAACAAAGTTATACAATTGTAGCCGACGGAGCCCATGTCACTCTACATCCAGAAGGGGAGCCTATGAAACAAGTAGGAAAAGATCAATGGATTTTGCAAGGTAGCTTCAATCGTCGTCTATCATGGAGAGAATGTGCTCGACTACAAGGATTCGATGATTCAAAATTTCCAGAGATGCCTTTAAAGCATCTCTACAAAGTTATTGGAAACGCTGTTCCACCTGCTTTTGGAAGGGCTCTTGTCAAACCAGTTTTAGAATTTGAAGGCCTTTTAAAAAATAAACACTGAATTTATTCAAAAATTCGTTGAGTTAATGTGCTCGGATTCTCTAAAAAAGAAGAAATTTCGCATTCCCATATAATAACAACTTTCCACCCTTTTTCTTTTAGAAACAGAACATTTCTCTCATCTCGGCATATATTCCTTTCCAATTTTAATCTCCAATACTCAGTATTGCTTTTAGGCTGGTGGGCTTGTTTGCAACCGGGATGTTGATGCCAAAAACAGCCATGAACAAAAATAACTGTTTTGTACTTTGGCAGTACGATATCGGGGTTTCCAGGAAGATCCCGACGATGAATCCTAAACCGAAAACCAGAACGATGGAGAAGCGATCTAATTAATAGTTCCGGCTTAGTATTCTTGCCACGGATATGCGACATAATCTCGCTTCTTTTTTTCGGATCTACCGTATCCATAATATTTTTCCCACTATCTCATAGGACAGGCGTAAAAGGCCATTAAAAAATCAGATGGAACCTGGGAATATTAACAGCCCCTGACTCCATTCAGGAGCTACCTCTATTGGGGTAGCCCCTTTTTTTGTTGAATGCATCACCTCTTGTTTTCCCTTTTCCGGTATGATAATTCTGGGGAATGCACTCAAAAAGTGACATCAAGAAATGGCTCAAGGAAAATGGAAAAGACTGTGACTGGTTGGCCGAACAATGCGGAGTCAGCATTCACACGGTCTATGGCTGGATGTCGTCACGTCGTTCTATCCCTGCCAAATCACGAGTACGTATTGGAGAACTGATGGGGGAGGTGAAACAACCCCTGGGAGTAATTCGAGGAGTGCAGGCGGGAAGTTTTGAAGCCCTGCAACTGGAAAACACCATCCTCCGGGCGTGGATTGCGTTGCACCTGAAACCTGGTGAAGTGGTAGATATTGATAAATGGGTAAGAAAGAAGATGGAAGAATCGTAGAACACTTCGCCCCTTGGCCTCCGGGCCAGGGGCTTTTTTGTTACTGCTACCTAGAGTCGAGAAGGAAATATCTCCTAAAATGTTGGAAATAATCATTTCATAATGCCGTTGAAAGAGTTAAGCAAATTATTTACAACTCTCTTTATTTCATGGTATTATGAATTTGTATGAAACTATTCTCTCTCATTTTAGCTGTTATTTCCCTCACTTCATTCTCGGAAGCGCACCCTGGCGGTTTGGACGCCAACGGCGGTCACTACAACCGCAAAACAGGGGAATATCACTACCACCGGAAACCGGCAGCCAAACCGGCAGCGAAAGAAAAAGCGTACTGGATCAGCTCAACGGGCAAGACCCATAACAAAAACTGCCGGTACTACCGGGCTTGCAAAGGACGAGCCAGCGATACACCCAGCAGTGTGAACTGCAAGATTTGTGGTGGGTCATCTCAAAAATAAATATGCCTGCTTAAAACAAAAAACATATAATTAAACCATAAAATAATAATAATATTCTACAAACATAATGAAAAACCAAGTATTTGAAATGAGTAATTCTACAAAGATAGTAATTTTTGCATTACTATGGGGATTCGGACTATGGCTTACCTTTTTCTCTGAATCACATAAAGATATTGTTGTTAAATTAGCATCTATATCCACTTTTATAGCTCCTTTTATCACATTACTATTTCCCAATCCTACCGGAACAAATAAAGCTAATCAAACAATTGGATCTATACAAAACTCTACAGCAACTTCTGTTTTAGCAAATGAAGGTTCTACGGTTACCATTGAGCAAAATGCATCATCACAAATAAAAGGTAATATTTTAATACAAAAATCAACAGTATATTCACCTCAGTCATTACTTAGAAACCCTGTTCGCTCCCAGTTAATTGAAGTATCATTCGAAAATCATTTTAAACATAATCCGGATATAATACTTACTTTAGAGAGTTTAGATGAAGGTCAATTTATAGAGAATTCTTATTTTTCAAATGAAAACAATGAAAAAATTTTACATACTGTCAATAGATATGATGTAGCAGCACAACATATCTCTACTAGTGGATTCGTCATCAACCTTAGAACATGGAGCCAAAATTTGATTTATGGCTATCGAGTTAGTTGGTTAGCAATCGGGGAACCTACTGAAAAAGAAAAATAAATTTCCGAAAAATAAGATATATGATTCACCTTAATTAAACTTACCTAATTCTGGTATTACCAACCAAAATTGTTTCGCCATATCTCCGGTAAGTCCAACCATATTGGTGTATCTATTCCGTAGCAATTCGGCGGAACGGTGTCCCATTTCCATTTGGAGTTTTCCAAAATCCGCATAGGTTTTCGCGTGGTAACTGGCAAAGGTGTGACGCAGCACATCTTTAGGCCAAGGCTTTTTCTTTCCCCATCCTGCCCGCTTTCTGACTGCTTCCCACCGGGAGCGCCAATATTCCGGAATAATAGCCCCCTTGCGTTCCTTCCCCGGAACCAGGGACAACCATGCCCGCAAAGCCTCGCAGATCGTCACATGCCTTGCTCCCCCTGTTTTGGAAGCTGCAGCCCTGACAGTAATAACGCCATCCTCGAAAGATACGTCTTCCCACGTTAACCGCATCAATTCTTCTGGGCGAATGCCGGCAAAAACGAGTATCGCCACGGCAGGTTGAACGGATGTCAAATCCAACTGGGAAGAATCATCCGGCAAAGGCGGTCGGCAAGCGAGCAGCAATCGTTCTACTTCTTCAGGCGTCAATGCCCTGATTTCCCGCTCCTGCGTCTTTAACGCATCAAGCATGCGGGTCGGATTGGAAAGAGCCCATCCACGCTTCATAGCGAGCGTCCAGACGCCGGAAAAGACTACTCTCGCTTTATCCTGCTGAATCGGTGAATCAAAAGCCCTGCCAAACGCCGCACGACATTCCTCTCCTGTGATGCCTCCAATGGGGCGCACACAAAAATCGGGACATCGTTTCTCCATGCGACGAATCATATACCGAATTTGTTGCAAGGTACGCTCACGCCGCCTTGTGATTTTTTCCTTCACACGAACCATTTCCCAAGCGGCTTCACTCCAGGAAGGAGACTTCTTTTCATGCCGTATCTGTGCGGCTCCCAATTTGAAAGCATGTTCTATTTCGGCTATATCTCCTATCCCGGCTTCCTGCATTCTTTTCACGAGTCGGCAAGCATCCACCAACCCTATTCCAGAGCCCTCCAAAATATCCAGCGCAGATAAAGCTTCTACCGCCTGAGCTTGGGTTAATTCAACAATCCCGGCATCCACAGCCACTTTTCCAAGCTTGATTTCCCCGGCCGCCGCCAATGCTTTTTTATAGGAGGGATAAAACCGCTGTTCCCTCTTTCCGGATTCCGAAAAGGAGGCGGGAATTGAGAGGCGCCAGCAGGCTTTCCCCATCTTTTCACGGGAAACATCTTTTACAGGCGTCAAAGGAGCCGCTTTCTTTTTCCGTTTCTCTTCCAT